CATAAATGGATCCATAGCAGATGAGATCGAGATACGAATCTTCCCGCATTGGGGACTCCACCATTCTTGAGAGTTTGGTCGCGATAAAGACCAGCGCCAAGTCAGCTGGGTCTCGGAGCTGAATACCGAGAATCCGGCATATTTTGAAAATGCGTAATAAATTGTGCCTCTCATCCCCATACTCGTAGCTCCGGTCTTCAAGAGTGTCGAGGGCTGTTTTAATCCATTCATTGAGAGTTCGCTCGTTCAGCTCGTCCGACACTTCGACCCCTCTCGTATCCATTAAAGAAGGCTTCATCTTTAGCCTTATCGAATCGATTGTTGATATACATATAGACGATTAAAACACCTAGACAGATTAAGGTTATTATTTGATCGCTATCTAACATCAGCGCTCACCCCGAATTTATCTAGGAAGTAGGCTGAGATTTCCGCTCTTGAAAGTCGGCCTCTAGTCGATCCCTTTCGGCCTAAGCGTTCTACCGCGTAGCGGCGAATTATTGAACCTTTTACATAATTGGTTCCATCTGTCCAAGCTCCGGCTTGAGAATCAAATTTAATCAATTTAATCTCGCTCATAGCCCAGCCAATCTAGCTCCATTTCAAGCAAGCAGATTTCCTTAATTGCGGCATCTTTATCATCTTTTGCCTTCTGTAGCTTGCGCTTTTGTGTTTCCATCCGCTGTAAAACATTGCGGATTTCGTTTTCGTTGATATGCCCTTTTAAAATTGGCATTTGTGCTCCCGTTCTGTAAATCTAAATCGATTTACCCGAGAAGCATAAGACCCTAAATCTATTTAAACAAGTAAGAGCCGGGAGTGTCGGACATCCAAGAAGCCGACCCACTTCTCAATTTTCTGACTACCCGCGAAATCAGTCTTACTGGGCAACCACTTAAAAACCCATTCAGGCTCGTTTATAGCCCCTAAGTCCCACTCATATACACCTTTAGGCGTTGCGCTTATATAAAGCGTCCTAGCGCCCGTTCTAGCCCTTATTTCGGCCAAGTAATCCCACTTGTGGCGCTCAATCATTAAAGTATCGTAATGAGTCCTACGGCACTTGAGCTCTAGATAGGCGTTGTGAGTAATTCCGTCTGCCCGGTCGGTCGCTGAGAGAGGCGTTAAGTCCGGGTATTCGGCCTTTAGCGCCTCGAAAAGTTCGACTTCCCTAAAGTAGGTCAGTTATCTTCCTCTCCATCTTCCCACCCAATCTTCTTGAGCGGGTCGGAAGGATCGAGAACCCAGTCCGGCCAAGAGCTCCGATCCATAGCGAAAGCAAGAGCTGTGCCTTCATCCATCCCGGCATTGCGGCAGGACTTGTAAATCTCTTGGCAAGCAATAGCCCAGTAATCGAGTTTGGTAGGCGGCTCTTTAGGTCGAACCCGGCGCTTGACCGGCTTCTTCTTAGCGACGCGTTTTCTTTGGGCTGGCACTTGTGACCCTTTCCCTCAAGGCTGTCTCAAGGGTAGATTCTAACTTGTCAAGTCTCGAAATTAGCGGAAGATTCTCAAGTTTGATTATGTATCGAAGTCCGGCAATGAGTAAGCCAATAGAACCGAGGACGGACGCGATAAACGCCGCGATTGAATTGGCATCCATTTATTTGACTTTGCCGTAGCGCTCGTAGTTTGGGTTAAGCCAGTTAATAACGCTAGGCAAGACTGATGCTATTGCCGCATTTACAATGGCACTTACATCCCAGCCCACCGCTAAGTAAGTCGCTAGAGCTGCTGCTAGAAATGCTTTTGCCCAGCTTTCGGCTGCCTTTTTTAGATCGTTTAGCATTGTGTCTCTCTCCTGTCAGGTCGAACCATCGATTATCTTCATCACCTAAGGTCGTAAAGCTGATATGAAAATGCGAGCGGTGTGGATTTGATCCCTTATATTTTCTGCGCTTCCAGTTAAGGATTGGGGACATAATCTTGCCGTCGTAGATAATGTATTTAATCCGCTTGTCGCCTCGCTTGGCGCATTTTCTAATCTGCTCCACAAGCGCGTAAGTTGCTTCGGGATGGTCGTTAAGGTTGGCATCAATATCTATTGCCCGGACTACGCCATCGCGAGGGATATGATCAGAATTAGAGTTATTAGCAAAATGACGAGCATCAGCGATCCAGCCATCGCTGCGCCTATCCCTTTGAGAAAATTCATCGTCTATCTGCTCTCTTAACTGAATAGCAGCTCTACACAATTTTGCCATTAAACTCCGGTAAAATCCATTGACAAGTTTCTTCGTTGAAACCTATCGCGATTTCAGGTTTTGGTGGAATAAAAGCATCTCTATCTGGATCATAAGTGAAACCAATTCCGGCAAAATTCTTTCTAATATTGCCATTATACGAAGTTCTTTTGCAAGTTTGTTTTCTAAAATTGCTATACCAAGTTTCGGTATCTAAACCATCGATAAATTCATTTTCATCAATCCCCACAATAACTTCGGTGACGATATTCTCATCGTTTAGAAAAGCGTAATGTGCCATTTTGTAATCCTCTTTCTTACGCTAAGGATATTGTTCCGGTTCCGGCGGTAAATGAAGTTATTTTGTATCCACCTGATGTTGAAGTCGTAAAAGTTAAACCCGTTCCACCAGAAATACTATAACTAGATGGGTATTTGATAATCACAATACCAGAACCGCCATTTCCGCCACTACGGAAACCATCGCTAGCAACACTATCTCCACCACCGCTGCCGCCACCTCCACCAGTATTTACGGTTCCGGCTTCGGCATTTGTTCCATCATTCCATTTGCGACCTGCACCACCGCCACCTGAACCACCAGTACCGGCGGTCTGATTGTCATAACTTCCTCCACCACCACCGCCGGCATAAGTCACCGATGATCCAGTAATAGAAGATGCGGTTCCGTTTCCACCATTACCGCCTTGAAAAGAAGTTGAGCTTCCGCCGGCTGCTCCGGCTCCGCCACCACCTGCACCGCCATTGCTTGTTGTGCTTCCGCCGTTGTTTCCTTGTCCAGCGGTTGCGGTTCCGCCGGTTTTAGTTGCGTGACCAGCGCCACCACCTGATCCACCATTACCGCCATTAGAAGCGCTTCCACCATAACCGCCGCCGTCTGCTGTAATACTTCCAAAAACACTATTTGAACCTACGGTTCCGATTCCATTTCCAGGGCCACCGCCAGGGCCGCCTGAACCGACAGTTATCGTATTTGAAGCTCCGGGTGTAAGACTTATTGAAGATGTAAGAAATCCACCAGCACCGCCACCACCGCTACCACCGCCGTTAAATTGAAATCCAGCACCGCCACCACCACCGGCAACAACAAGATAATCGACTGAAATACTGCGCGGATAATTTTGTGCTGCAATAATTCCAAGAATAGGCATCAGGCAATATCTCCCACAACATACCAAGTATCGGTAGCCACCTTAATGCAGGAAGCGGCTGAATACTGAGCGCGAAGTTTTGGGGCGGTAGCAGTTGCTCCGGTTGAGTGGATTGTTGTTGTTCCGGAAGTGACCGCCTTAATTGTGGTCTGTCCAGCCCCAATCTGAATTACATTGATTACCGATCCGACAGGGAAGGCGACATTCGCGTTTGTTGGAATCTGAAAGTCATTAGCGCTAGCGACATTCATCGTCACTAGCTTGTTTCGGTTATCTGTTAAAACAACTGTGTAAGTGGCGGTCTGCGCGTTGAGAGTTAGTTTAGCCAGCCCATCATCGAGCCCGTTGCCTATCGTTCTCATTGCCGATGCGCCATCTTTTACGAGATCCGTATCGTCAGGAAGGGTTATTCCTAGTATGCCGGTAGTTGTCATTAGCTAATTACTCCTGTCGCGTTTTGCCAAGTAAGTGTAGCGGATAGGGTGTTCCAATATTCGGAAGCCGCCACATCTTCCCAAGCCTCGGTGAATGTGTTGAATTCGGTCGGGCTAAGTCTCAAGGTAAGAAATAGTCCGCCGACTGATGCTCTAAAGCTCCAGCCCTCTACGAAGCCTAAGAATGTCCCGCCGGAGATATTGGCCGGTAAGTTGCTAATAGCAACCGGTAAGCCCATCGCCACATCAAGCAGCGCGTCTCGGTCGGTATCATCAATCTCAGGTGATTGAAGCGGGAAGGTGATTGACTGGAATTCGGCATAAGGGTATGCCCTAAGCCCAATTACCTTGTCTGCGAAATCCTCGACATCATTGGCGTTCTTAAGGTAGGAATTGAATTGTTCGGTATAAAGCCCGTAGGTCGATTGGCTGGCTGTGTCCTCAGCTGTGTAAGTGCTATTGAAGTTGTTGCCATAATCGACTATCAGCTTATTGACTAGGTTTCCTTGTCGGGTAATGGCTGAGACACCCGAACCGAGTGCGTGACCGCCATCAAGCTCGACATAGCCGTTTGTCTCTAGGTAATCCTGTCGATGGCTAGCGTCAGCATAAGAGATGCGGCCTTGAGGATCTTCATAGAGATATCCACCAGCGCTTGAAGCTATCTGTTGAGCAATAGGGGCAATAATGGAATCGGTAATCTGACGGCTGACCATTGTGTATTCACCGGGATCGATAGTGCCTAGACCGACATTGCCAGCATTAGCCCAAGTAGTCGCTGGCTCGTAAGCGTCCCATTGTTCAGCTGGGGGCACTTCATTCCAAGACTCAGTTAGCAATTCTTCTAATAGTTGAGTTATCTGTCCGCCGTCTAGCGCTTCAGCCAAGTTATCGTTAAAGAGTGCTCGTTGAAGTTTCGCTAGTGCTCCGACAGCTGTGATATTAAGTCGGGTGACTGTTGCTGTGTTTCCCGCAGTATGGACTTCAATCGCTAGGTCGGAGATTCGACCGCCGAAGATAGGGACATAAGATCCAGCGCTGTCTTGGACTTCGATTGTGATGGCCGTATTAACTGTCCAGCTATAAACTGTGTTGTCGGTGTTAATGGCTGATAACTGGCAATAGCCCGGAAGGGTTGCGGAATTGAAGT